GATGGGTTTATCGTCCGGTGACGTATGCCATAGGCCCCGGGAGTACTAAACAAAACAAAGGTCTGCTTTTCTGTAGGCTAGTCCAAGGACAAGGAGAAAGCAAAACAACCTGCACCACTTAAGAATGTGGTGGGTTGCGTGCGCAGTAGTAGCCACGCTAAACAATTTTCTATACAGCACAATCTGTCTTTGTCGCTCCATGGCGTTAATTGGAAAACCAACTCCCTAATTTCCACTATGATCACAACTACAAGCTTTACACGATACGCCAAGGCCTGGTTAACCCAAAACCTATTAGTGCCGACAGCCCAGAACGCAATAAGTTTATCCGTGAAGACGATCAACGTAGGAACAAACTCACCCCAATTGATGGGCAGCCTTGGTTTGGCTGCTGTAGCTTTGGGGGCGTCATTGACTGCATGGAAATGGCGCAGAGAGGAATATACGCACAAGTATATTGAGGAATTGAACTCAATTGATTGTGGTCTAGCAACAGACCACCTTGAGAATGGTGAGGAGGATAAATCCTTGCAACCCAGCATCACTGTAGACGAGTTCCAATCCACTGAGGTTGGAACTGAGATAGACGGTGAGATTGTTGGAGCGAGAGAATGGATACCCCGGCGCGGAGTCGGTTGCCTAAATGTGCAACCAGTCGAAGTGCCTAATCATCGTAGAGTAAGGAAAGGCAGACAAATGAAGTACATGAATTGTATTTTGGCTGAATGCAAGGCTAAGTTCGGCACACCAGTGCAAAATGAGGCCAACCGGAAGGCAGTCCAGCGGTTCGCTGGCAAGCTCATGAGTGGACACGGCCTACGCCCTTCACACATCCGGGAGTACTTACCAATGGTTGTGAGCATGACATTTGTACCCACCGAAGCTGAGGTACGAGCTATGTCGATGCTGAACTCCACTGCTGCATTAACCAAGAAGGTTTCCTACTTGGTTAGTGACATCAGCAGTGGGTTCCACAACATCAATTGAGGCCGCTTGGCCACGCTTGAGGGGATTAGTCACAAATCAACATTGACTGATCCAAGGTTGAACCTTAAGCGAGGCCAGGCGGCACCCAAAGTGCGCCGTTACCACATTATTGGTGGCATCAACGGTCGACTGCGCACTTTAAAAATAAATAATGCCACCCTTGACACACTAGCTGCTGCTCTTCTGGAGAGAATGTATTATTGCAAGGTTGGTGGAGAATTTGTTTCCCCACCTAAGCCATGCAAGAAACACATCCATGCCACACTTGGAAGATTCAGGAGTTCATTGTTGAAGAAATTTGGTCCAGCACCAGCCAAACTAACCCCGGAGGAATTCGTGGGTATGTTTCGAGGACGAAAGTTCAATATCTACAACAATGCTCTTCCTGAATACTACGAGCGTGGTGTGCTCCGGGAGCATAGCGTTAGTGCCGCGTTTGTTAAATGCGAAAAAGTCAATCCCACTAAAGCACCTAGGTGCATCCAACCTAGACATCCTGTGTACAACATAGGTCTTGGAAGTTACCTCAAACATATTGAACATCGTTTGTATAAAGCGGTGAGTAGAGTGTTTGGGGAGCCCAATGTTATCATCAAAGGCTTCAATGTAGAAGAAATTGGTGGCATAGTGTCTAGAAAGTGGAATTCATTTAGTAACCCGATTGCGATTGGATTGGATGCCGTCAAGTTCGACATGCACGTAAGTGCTGCCATGCTTGAATGGGAGCATTCAATATACAAACAATTGTATCGTGGTGATAAAGAATTGGAAAGGTTGCTAACATATCAAGTAGACAACAAGGGTGTTGGATATTGTGAAGATGGAAAATTATCCTACAGAGTTAAAGGCAGAAGGTTTAGTGGAGACATGAACACAGCTTTGGGCAATTGCCTGATCATGTGCGCAATGGTCCATGCCTACTGCAAGGAGCGTGACATTCCAGTCAAGTTCATTAACAATGGGGATGATTGTGTGGTATTCATGGAACGTGAGCATGAGGAAAAGTTCAGAAATGGGCTTGACCAATGGTTCATGGACATGGGATTTCGCATGACTACTGAGGAAACCGTGACAGAGCTAGAATCCGTTGAATTCTGCCAGATGAAACCTATTAAGGTTGCTGGTGGTTGGACAATGGTGAGAAACTTTGACACGGCAAGGGAAAAAGATTCCCTTTGTCTGCTGCCATTAAACGACAGTAAATCCATGCGCAAGTGGCTTTATGCCATAGGCGAATGTGGATTGGCGTTGTGCAGCGGAATTCCAGTCATGCAATCCATGTATGAATGCTACATGCGTAACGGGGAGGCATCGAACATGGGTAGTTCGGTGCAAATGCAATCGGGCGCCAGATTCCTGGCGGTCGGCCTGGCTAGTCGGTCAGCAGAAGTAACTCCGGATTCACGAGTGTCCTTCATGGTAGCATGGGGGTACACTCCGGACGAGCAGGTTGCATTGGAGAACTATTACTCCACCCTTACGCTTGAATTCACAGACAACACCGTTGATAATCTCGACGATATTAGCAATTCCCCCTTTTAATGAGATATCATGGCAATTACTGCGGGCCCAACTGGTCAGCTGGAAAAGTCCAACCAAGTGTGCTTTCAGACGTGCCATCCATCGATGAGTTCGATGAAACATGTCGAGTACATGATGCTGCTTACGCTACTAACTCTGATTTACTCAGTGCAGATCTGCTTTTCTTTAAGAGCAATATCTTCACTGATGCAAAGAGGAGCGTTGCCGCGGCCGCGGTCGGTGTTCAAGCTGGAGTTCGGGCCATTGATAAACTCATTCCTAAAATTTATCAAACTAAAACGAAAATGACAAACAATTCGAAATTGCGTGGCAACAAGCCCACACCACAAAACAAGTCCCAATCGCTAACCACTGTTCCATCAGCGTATGGATACACCTTGCGTATGCAGGCACCAAAGGTGACCCGCAGAGGAGACACAGCCAGTATTATTGGCAGTGACTTCGCCGGATCCGTACAATCTGTTAATAACAGCAACTACGAGCCGGCCGCTAGTGTGTTCATCAACCCAGCATACTTTCAGAATGCTACCTTGGGTAGTCTGGCACGAACATATGAGAAGTTCCGCATCAAGCGTGTACGAATTGATTATGTTCCTTCTGTGCCAACTACCACCCAGGGTCAGGTTGTGATGTGTTCCACTGCCACCGTCAAGGAGCCATTTATTGGTGCTGCTTCCTCAACCTTCCTAGGTCGAGCCCTTTCACAAGGTAACGCCGTCGTTACCCCAATTTGGAAGGAGGCAAGCATCGAAGTACAAGGTGGTCCTGAGTGGTTTATAGTTGATGCACTCATTGACGGAGACCTTGATGACGCCATTTCACATGAAGTGCAAGTCTATGCCACGTGCGATTCCACAACGACGTGCGGCATTTTGATTATGCACTATGAAATGGAGTTCAAGGATCCCCTTTATGTGTACCATCCCACTATGATTCCGGTTCCAGCATCCAATTCGATTGGATACACTTTGACAGATGACTCTGCAGTTAATGCAGCCAACGATGTTATTTCGTTGTCCAATGCCACCGGCAGCTTTGCCGGCGGCAATGGGTCTATCTATCGCTTAGTGTTCCAACAGGCCAGGTCGGTTTTACCCACTGGTCCTGCGAATTGGACCTTGGTGGCAACCGTCATTAGCACTACCGCCGCAACAACCACCACCACCTCAGTGCAAGGCACAGTTATCGACATGATATCTGGTACTACCTTATACGCGGTGCTACGTGGTTCGGCAATTGTGCTATATGGATCTTTGGATGGAGCTACAGCGGGAAACATCAACGATTGTCTGGTGTACAGAACAGCAACAACAGCAATTGGAACTTGGGCCTTTTTGGTCCAAATGGTGCGGCTTGCGCCATCTCTTCGAGTTACAACGCAATAACAGACTAATATAGTCGCAAAAATAAAAGAAAAATTTAATAAAATTATAAACCAAGTGAACAGAACTCAGAACGCATGGAGACGTTGGTTTGGGAAACCCAGAAGTAAAGTGTGGTCGTGTACACATTGTTCCTAGTTCCATTCACTCATAATAAAAATTAGATAGTCTGCCGCTTATAGGCGGTTTGCATATATTACATACATAAATACATCTCCTAGAAAATAGAAACCGGAGCCACATCGACTAATGTGGTTTGTCATGAAAGGTACCACAGCGTGGTACTATGTCGGGACACAGCTCTTCACAGAGCTGGGGCTGTCCGCGGACTTGTCAACCTTTACAATCTAAAGCTATCCAGCT